ACTATGGTGTCAAACACCTCTGACGGATTGGAGTAGATGTTCTTGATGATGTGTGTGTATGATCTGGAGTGTATGGTCTCGAAGAAGTCCCAAGTGACTATACAGCTCTCCAGTTCTGGTAGTGACACGTAAGGTAGGAAAGCAATCACTGGCCCCCTGCCCTGTACTGAATCCAACAGTGTCTGGTACTTCAGGTTTGAAGTGAATATGTGTTTCTGTTCTGGTCTGAAGTTCTGGAAGTCGGCCCTGTCCTTCTGTAGTGAGACCTCCTCTGGTCTCCAGAAGTAGCCCAACTGCGTCTGTGTGAGTTTGTCGAACACGGGGTACTTGTACACGTCGAACCTCTGTGTGTTCTGGTCCTCACCAAAAAACATTGGCTGTTTAGTGAAGTCAACTCGGTTCTGGTTAAAAATTGTCTTGCTCATCTGTCCTCGTTTCTATGTTAGATTGTACAGGCCTCACACTCACCGTCGTCATCAGTGGTTGTACTTATCTGCTCTACTGGATTTTCTGGTTCTAGTATAACATCCTCACCTTCGTCGTCTTCTGCTATGCCAATTCCCGCAGGTTGCACATCTTCTTCCTCACCTTTGAAGTCGTATGTGTTTTGATAGTATGAAGTTTTCCAACCGTACTTGTAGGCCATCAACATGTCTTGTGCCATTGCTGACAAAGGAACCTCATTGTTCTCGTAATGTAGTGGATTGTAACTCCAGTTTCCTGATATGGCCTGGTCAAAATATTTCTGCATCATCGCTACAACATTAATGTAACCTGAGTTGTCCGGCATATCCCACAACAGCGTGTAGTCGTTCTTCAGTTTAGGGAAGCCTGGTGCTATCTGTTTCAGTGGACCTTTCTTGCTCTTCTTGATCTGTAGCATCGCCCTTGGTGGTTCGATACCGTTGGTCTCGTTACTGACAACGGAAGAACTTTCCGAAGGCATCTGTGCTGATAATGTGCTGTGTCTCAATCCATATTTGGCTATGTCTTTCCTTAGACTCTCCCATGCCATACGTTGTTTGTGTGGAACTATCTCGTCGATCTCTTTCTTGTAGTGATCGATTGGCAGTAGGCCATCTGCGTATTTTGTTCTCTCGAAACCTTCACACTTGCCCTTCTCCATCGCTATGTTGCAACTTGCCCTCAGTAGATAGTATTGGAATGCCTCTGACAGTCTGTCAACCAACTCCCAGGCACCCTTCTCGTTGTACTTCACGCCGTTCTTGGCCAGGTAGTGTGCTAGTCCTATATACCCAATTCCTAGGCTTCTTCTTTTCTTGGTTGAAACCTCTGCGGCCTTCACAGGGTAGTCTTGGTAGTCTATGATCTGCTCCAGTGCTCTCACACTTAGGTCACATAGGTTCTCTAGTTCATTCACGTCATTCAACTGTCCTACGTTAATCGCTGACAATATGCACAATGCAATCTCACCTTGCTCGTCATACAGGTCCTGTATAGGTGTGGTTGGCAAAGTGATCTCTTGACAGAGATTGCTCATCGAAACCTTGTCCTTGAACGAACTGTGTGAGTTACAGTGATCCAAGTTCATTATATAGATCCTGCCTGTCTCTGCTCTCTCCTTCAAGAGGTCAAAGAAAAGATCTTGTGCTGGCACAGTCTTTTTTGGTATAGTCTTATCATTCTCATATTTCAAATAAAGATCATCGAACTCTTCTGTACCAAAGGCTTCATATAATCCTGGTGCCATGTGAGGTGATATCAATGTAATGTCCTCTTCGTTCATGAATCTCTCATAGAACAGTTTGCTTATCTGTATCGAGTAGTCCATTCTTCTCACTCTGTTGTCTTCTGTTCCCTTGTTGTTTTTAAGAACTAGGATGTCTTCTATTTCTGGGTGCCATATTGGGAAGTGGACAGTTGCGTTTCCACCACGCACACCGTTCTGTGTGCAACATCTCACAGTTGCCTCGAATTTTTTTAGGAACGGAATCACACCTGTGTGTTGTACCTCCCCTCCTCTGATCTTTGAGTTTATACCTCTAATCCTACCTGCGTTGATTCCAATGCCGGCCCTACGTGCGACATAAAGTCCGATAGCCATGTCACTAGAAAATATACTAGGGAGTGTATCGTCTGAATCCACAAGTACACAACTGGCAAACTGACGAATAGGAGTCCTAACACCAGCCATGACAGGAGTCGGTATATTGATCTTGTGTTGGCTAATTGCATCATAATATTTCTTGACATAACTCATCCTTGTTTTCTCTGGATAGTCAGCGAACAGTGTGGCCGCGATCATCATGTACATGTCTTGCGGTGTCTCGTACAGTTGTCCTGTTGATCTATCTTGGACTAGATACTTGTCACAGATCTGTCTCAGTCCTGCGTATGTGAACTTGAGATCCCTGTCCCTTCTTATCCACGTGTTTAATTTTTTGATTTCGGTCTTGTTGTATTTCTCAACGATGCCTCTGTCGTAAACTCCTAACTTGATGTTCCTCAAGATCAGTTTCAACAACGGAATATATTCGTACTGACCGTGTGCTTCCTTCCTTACATCGTAAGACAGAAGTCTCGCCGCGGCGTACTGGTAGTTGGGTGTTTCTAAAGTGATCAAGTCGTTTGCTGATCTCACTAGGACGTTTTGAATATCTTTTGTCGTCATGCCATCATAGAACTGTATGTTGGCGTTCATCTCAATTAGAGAACTTGACACACCCGATAATCCTTCACAGGCTTCTTCAACTACGAAATGAATCTTGTTGATGTCTAAAGGTTCCAACCTGCCGTCTCTTTTTTGAACTTTAATAGTGGAAGAGTTTGTGTTCGGCATTATGTTTTTATAATTTTTTGTCTTGATAATTGTTTTTGTTGTATCCATATTTATCTAATCTTGTTGTTTGTCAAAATTGGAAAAAAACTTTTCTAAGAATTTGCATAGTCAAATTCCAACTTTAGTAAAGTACTAATATTATAATAATCTAAATCAAATGTCTATCTTATTATGTGGTTAAATGAACAAGCAACGGTATTAAACCATAACTTGTATTTGGTATTCCATAGTGGCCGCTGAGCCTGTGCTGGTTGAAGTGAACTGAACACGTATGGTGTCGTTGCCAGCAGTGGAATCTCCGTCTGAAGTCTTTGCGGAAAGTGTAACTCCTGCATCTCCGTTTGACTCTTCGTAGTCATCATTGGTGCTACAGAACTCACCTGCCGCACTGATCGTCATCACACCGGTCCTGTACGTAGAACCTCTGTTTATTTTGTAAGTTATCTTAACACCTTTGTCATAAAAGCCAGGAAGGTAAATTCCTGTATCGGTGGCCGTCGATGTGTTGTCTGCAAGAGTAATCTGTTTGACTGCTTTGGTATGTAAACCGATACCTTGTACTTCAGGTGGCGTGTTTGATGGATCAGTTGAATCACCAAAGTCTGTGTCTCTTTGATCTGTTCTTTCAAAGAAATCCATTATACTGGTACACTCATCGTTATCAAACTGTATGACAGGTACCTCTTCTATGCTGTTCACACCTCTGAAGTTATTCGCGACTGTGTCAGCATACCAGTTCCCATAACTGATAACATTCCTAGTGCCAGTCCCTGTGGTCGAACTTGATTGTTTCACATAGATTGCCTGCTGTCCGATATCACTCCAACTGTTTCCTGTGAACTGTATGTCCCTTGGACCAATTGTGAGACCATTCGTTGAACCGTCCATTGTTTCACCCAGCATGGCACCATAGTATCCTGTGCTGAAATCACAGTCATTGAACCTAACATTAGTGACGTCATAACTTAGGTCTACAAGTCTAGCAAATGATTTAAACTGACACTGACTGAAAACTATATTAGCACAAGGTAGTGCCGTTGTGGATCTCACAGTGACACCTTTTGAAGTCGACACGTCTGCACCACCTGATGAATACGTGCCTAAAAATTTACAGTTGTTGAAATATGCCTTAGTTGTGTTGTCAATGGATACACCACCGTAGCCTGTGGGATTAGTATTTTTAAATGTGATGTTCGCGATCTGTATCTGTGTTGGTGTTGTCGCACTCGACCCACCGATGCTTCCAAATGTTTGACCTTCATCGTCTTCTGTCACCGCAACAGCAGTGGCACCGCTGTTCTCAATTATGGTCTTGTCCGGTCCCTCGCCTAGCAAGTGTGCAAAAGGTGGAATGGTCATCGCTGTCGTAATCTTGTATATCCCTGCAGGAAAAAATAATGTTCTCCTTGCTCTTGTGTCATCTTGATCTGTGTCTGAGTAAAGTTCGTCTAATGCCCTTTGTATCGCCGCCGTGTCATCGGTGCTGTTGTCTCCCAAAGCACCAAATGCCTTGACTGACACTGTGTCATCTAATCTCTGTTGCAGTGTCCTTGTGTAGTCACCCGACGCACCTGTCTGTATGGGTGTGCCATCTCCTAGGTATCCTTTGTACACATAAGTCAATGCTGTTGTGAAACTGCCTGAACCTGCTGTTACGATCTCTGTGTTTCCCACTGCTGGGGCACCGTCGGATATGGTGCCGTTACCTATGAACAATCTCTGTTCGTCTATGACCCAACCCAATTCACCTGCCGCGAGTTGTGGAAGATCAGTACGTTTTCCGCGTCTGTGCTGTATTCTTGATATCTGTACTATAGGCATATACTGTTATTTATTACAGTATCTTCTTGTAGTATTGTTCCAATTTAGAGTACCATTTTCCTGTCCACTTGGCGTAGTCGTCTATTTCAAATGTCTGGAATTCATTGTTCTGTGTGCATATAAAGATACGTCCGGTCTTTATCTGAGTGTCATAGGTCTTGTTGTGTGCTTCTGCATAGGCCACAAGTTGGAGGAAGTAGTCCTCTACCCATTCTTTCTTCTTAAGTTTTCTAGCCTGTTTGAAATCCATAATGGCAGGTGCACCATTACACACACCCACTAGGTCTGTTGTGCCTGCGTAAAGTTCCGGGTAGTAGAGCGATACCTCTGAACCCCAGACCTCTGTCACTTCGTTCAATCCATTCTCAATGATCACGTTGGCCATCTTGTGTGCCTTCTGCTGTATGAGATTTGACCCCGGCGTCCTGTCCTCGCCCTTGACGTGCTTCTCGAGACTGCGGTGCATCACGGTTCCTATGTTGGCAGATTCAGTTGATATCCTTTGGGCCTCTTGTTCTCCCACCCTTTTACGCCATTCCATGAGGTGAGTCATATCCTTGGTCGCACTCAGTACAGTTGTGACACTAGGTACTTGTCGACCATCTGGCGTCTCGTAGTGTCTCTTCTTATCCTTGGTCACCCGTGCCAACTCGCCGTATGGATATTTTTGATTGTAGATTATGCCTTTTTCTTCTAATATATCTTTTGGTATTTTCACTGTCATATTTTACACTACAAATTGGATTCCGTCAATGCTGTGTGCAAATCAGGTATCAGTTCACGCCATGTTTTACAATTCCTAAACTTATCTTGTGCATCATTGTATTTCATAAAACTTCGTTGAATGTGATCCAAGTGGTTGGAATCGCTTGGTATCCTCAACCTCGATGCGTGTTGTTCGAGCTCATTCCTGTTATGTTCATTATTAATGTTTTTTAGATTGGATTCGATCTTGTCAGCCACTTTGTTTTTCCAATTAATCGGTGCGTGATCGTAATCACAAATTATGGGCCACCTCACGTGAGATATCCAAGAATAACTTGCTACATCATCAAAGGTTTCAAAATACTGTACCATCTCTGGCAAGATGTCTATGTTAAGAGTCTGTATGGCTGGGTTGAAACTAATGTGTCCTTTTTTCTGGTCCTTCATCATCGTTGCGTAGAAATCTAGAGACTTCTGTATCGCTGTCCACTTGCTGGGATATCTGATGTACTCGTTCCTTTCGCCAACTCCATCCACACTGGCATGGATAGTGAAGTCTTTCAATTCCTTCAACCACTTTGTGAATTTTGGATTTGTATTGGTAAGGTTCGTAGTCACTGTGATACTCTTGTCCTTCAAAGTTTTTTGATCATAGCAGTATTCAAGCAGTTCATAGAATTCCGGTATTATGGTAGGCTCGCCTCCTATCACAACCAGTTTTTCACTGTGTTTGCTGACCACCTCGAATATCTCTTTCTTGATTTTCTCGTTCTTGTACCAGTCGTAGACAACGTCTAGTTCACTGGTCCAGTTGTTGACCAACCCACTTTCTTTCTTAACCCATTTTAGAAAATCAGGATCCTTCTCGCCCATCTTCAATAATTCTTTTCCTATCATATGAGAAAATTGTGTGCTACACATTTTACAGGACAAATTGCACACGTTGCCAAAGTGCAGTTCGATATCTGTGGGTAGCAGGTCTAAAGTGCCTTCGCTATTTGTGTGTTGCTTGAAATAACTAGAATCTCCTTGTCTTCTCATGCTGGTTAATCCGCTGTCTTCTGCCATCCAACACTTCTTGCATTTTTCTAACCTCTTGTTGGCCAGCATATCCTTCCTTATCTGCTTGTAATAGGCACTGTTCCACAACACTGTCAGGCTGTCTCTACTCGCATTGAACTGATGGTAGCCATCATCTTTGGTGACGTGCTCGTCCATCATACAACAGACTTTGAAATGCCCTGTGCTGTGCAGGTATAGATGTTCAAAAGGGTATGAGCAGAAATTATTTTTCACTGAGTACCTGCCTCGGAGACACGTTGCTACCAAATTGCTTTACGAAATCGTGTTTCTCAGTGAACAGATATTTGTTGAAGTTCCATTCAGGTTTTCCAAACCTTGTAAAAAAATTGTGTTCTACTGTTTGCTTTGTGCAAATAGGAAATTCGACCCCGTACTTCTGACTGTAGAACTGTTGTATCTCGTAGTTGTCACCAGGTTCTTGACTGCCGAAATTGTTAGTTGGTATCGCTATCGGAACTGCCAGACCTTCGCTGTAGATTTCCTGGAACTCTTTCAGTTGGTGTGTGTAACCACAAAGAGAAGCACTGTTGAAAAAAATTATTTTTTTATCATAGAATCTATCACTGGTCAACAGTCCGACTTTCTGTGATTCCAGACCTATGTCCGCTATTTTGTCTTGCATAGTATTAGTTATGGAAGATTTACTTGCGCCTGTTCATGGCTGACTTTGCCATCTTCTTTACCACGTCAGTAGAGCCTTGGTCATCATAGTCCATCGCGGGATCCTTCTCCGCCTCTTTGTCTGTCTTGATGACGATCTTCTCTTGGTCGAAGTCAGCAACCACATTCTTGAGATCACCATCCTGGTCATATATTCTTTTCAATACGTCGTAATTGAATGCTGGGTATCCGGTATTGTTCATTATTTGATTAACGGCTTTGACACTTATCTCTGATGGTATTCCCTTCTCATCAGCGTCACCCTTCATGTTCATCAGCACGTTGATCAGTGCCGCTTCCATATCGCTGTCTGTGTTTTTGAATTCGTAAAATCTCACGGGATTACTTCCCCGCTAGTTTGCTGTACAGTCTGTTTGATGCTTCAAACACTTCTTTGGATTCTCTCTGCTCTCTGCCTTCGGGTTCTGTGCCACCGGCTTCGGCATCAGAGGCTCCAAACTCATCTGTCTCTTCACCGCCTTCTGAGTCCAGTGAGTCTAGATCTGTGTCCATATCCATCGTGTCATCTGCGCCCATGGGTTCTGAAGCAACTTCTTCTCCGGTCAATATTCTTACACCGTTGTCTAGTTCTTGCCTAGTTGTAGTTAAAGTGGCCTCCGCCTGTTCAATCGCTGGTTGGATTTTTTGCATGAAAGCGTCCGCCTTGTCTGCTCCCATTTCGTCTCTGATTCTGTCTGCTAGTTCTAACATACCTTCTGTCTTCATTGATGCTAGATCTTCCAAGTAACCTGTGACTTTGTCCATCATGTCCTTGGCCGCTAATATTAATTCTGATTGTTCCTCAACACCTTCTTTCGTCATTAGTTTGCTGACAACTTTCTTTTCGTTTTGATCAAGTGCCTGGCCTTTGTCTAGTTTGCTTTTTGCACTCAGTGCCTGCTGGGCCGCCATCTTCTCTTGGTCACCATACTCGTTGATTGCCTGGTTAACAATGTCCAGCATCATCTGGCTCTTCTGGTACTGCTCGTTCTTTAGTTCGTGTCCGAAGTGTGTGTTCTGTGTGATGTTGTGTATCTTAGTCCTGATGTGGTTCGCAGTGTCTTCCAGTTCTTCTTTGGTGTAGTTGCTCACATCAAGCGTTTGATTGAATCTTGATTCGAATTCTTTCAATAAACTTTCTGTTGTAATGGGTTTTGTAAGTTCTAAACTCTTCATACGCTTTTATTTAGTATTGTATCCAAAAAGGTTTATTGGTTCTTTTGTGTGCTCACTGCGATTTTTCGCTGTGATCCACCATAAATTACCGCTTTTTGCAGATTTAGTCATTGGATATTTTAACTCCTGATCCATATTCTTTATTTGTACAATATCAAAGCCATTCCTGTCAATGGTATATTCCATATATTGTTTGGAGTACATTGAGTGAATATAAGTGGCGTCTGACTGCCGCCCGTGTGAGTCCATTTGGCTACGATTATCTATTCCGTTCCTGTGCATTGAATTATCCGATTCAAACTTGTACACAAGACCTTTAAATCTTTTGCCAACATTTTTTCCTTGTGATCCAGGAAAAGCAAAATCAACGCTGGCATCGATCATTGTAGTTTGTATCAATAATATTGCATTGGGCAGAGCACATCCGATCCTGTAAAGAAAATCATCGAAGTCTGGTATCTCTTCATCAAAACTCATCATGCTCACAACGTCGACACCGTCGACTTCAAAAACTTTCGGATGGAAACCCTGTATCATCTTGCAGGGAATATCGTGTTGTTTTGCGAATTCGTTGAAAAGGTCTACTATGTTTGCTCTAGGTTCCACACCTATGACCTCTTTTGCACCATGCAGGTAGAACTGCAACATATAGTATCCTGTGTTGCATCCAACATCTATGATAGTTTTGCCTTTTATATGTTCGACGTTTTCTGTGATGTGTCTCTTGATCTTTAGATCTACTTCGTCACTGGTCAAATACTTGTCTGTGTCAGTTTCGTTGATATGCCCGTCTTGTGACATATGCGACTGCCATAGTTTTAAAAGCCTATCCGCGGAAAGTCTCATTGAAAATGTTCTGTATGTTGGCCTTACATTCATCTGCCAGACGATTTGCGGAGTCTAGCCTGTCCCAGTAAACATCCTCTGTGAGTTCGTCTTTATCCTTTTGTGCTTCCTTTATCATCCTTTTGGCACTCTGTATGTCGAACAGTTGTGATGCAAATTTCATGTCTAGGTCTAGTAGATTGGCAGGCACAGGCTTGCCATCGGCAAGATAGTTTGCCACTAGTATGGCTGTTTGCTTTAGATTGATGTCATCGTGTATGATCGTGGCTTCCATCATGTCCGCTATGACGTACACATATCTAGTGCCTGTGTATTTCTTGGGCACAATGGCTATGTTGCCTATCAGGATGCCTTTTGAGAACTGCTTGGGTAGATGTCGGAACGGCCTGCGTGCCTCTTCCTTGCGGGCGAGGTCCTCCAGTTTGTTCTTGAGACCATAGGCCTCGATCTGTTTTACCAGTTCTGATTTATTTTTTGAGATCATTGACAATCCTTATGCGTCTATTTAAAGCATATTGGGTGTCAGTGTCAAGTTTCTTTCTAACGAAGATGGCCTTGTCCGCCAGTCGTTTGGCCTGGTCCTGTTGTTCGGGTGTGAGTTGGCTGGCTTTGAACGAGTGTTGCCTGTGTTTGTTTATGAAGTCTAGGTCAGAGTCCGTCACGTAAACTTTCACTCTAGGTGCTATCTGTATGTACATTGTGTTTGGTAAAGTATCGGTGTTAACCTGGCATCTTCATCAGGATTACTACCACTGTGGATAGTAAACCTGCGACCACTGTGCCCGCTGTGGCTATGATTGTTTTTGTGGTGCTCTTGTGCGAGGTGCCCATGTCCTCGTTCATCTTCGCCAACCTGATCTCGATCGCAGAAAGTCTGTCGTGTAACCCCTTGTATCTCTCCGCACAAAGGTCCACGTGTGCTTCTAGGTTCTGTTTTTCTAAATCGGTTGTACTCATATAATTCCTAATCTCATTCTTGAGGTTCCTCACCTCGAACATTAGAGCCTGTAGGTGCGCCTGTGTCATTGCCTAGTTGTGCCTTTTGTGTTATATAAAGTGCCTTAATCAAATACTATTTATTTGATATGCCTGCGTAGGAAAAGTAGGTGTTTAAAGTTTTGAGGTTTTCAGTGTCGAACGTGCTCAGTGGGAACGTCGCGGTCTCCTTGCAGAAACTGACTATGGGCACCTGGTGGAAGTCACCCACTAGGTTTGCTGTGGGATCCACATCATCACCATACACCCCCGACTGCTCAGTGAAGAATTGGAAGTGCCACGCTGTGTGTTTCCCTTCATAGAAGTTGCCAAAGCCCATGTTGCCTAACGTGTCGTTTGTCCTGAAAGGCGGTTGCTCCCATACGATGTTTCCCCTCATCTGTAGTAATTGTAACATGGTGTTGAAGTTAGAGTTTTGGTTTCGGGCAATGGCCAGACTGTTTTTGTCGTGAATGACCTCACCGCCGGACGTCTTGAATGGGAACGCCTGTTTGAGGTTGCCGTTGTCCGTGATGTCGACCAGTGTGTGGACCCTATACTCGTGCATCTATTTGGCCTTGCGGTAGTACCAATCTTCGGGTGCCAGATACTCCTCTAACTTCTGCTTGAGTTCGGGACTCTCGTTCACAAGTTTCTTGAACTTGGGCATTATTTCCTTGTGTATCTTTACCGTGTCTGGATCCTTCTTGTACCTTGGCCGCACCTTGTCTATGCCATAGGGACAGTTGAATCCGTACTGTTGGGCGAGTGCCTCTATCTTGTCACTGAGTCCGTTGTCCAGTTTGATGAAGTGTTTGACCTGTGGCACCTGGTCAATCACCTCCGAGTACCTCAAGGTGTACCTGTCGAAGTGGGGGAACCATTCCATGATGTCGTCGTGTTGCCACCACTCGTGTGTGCCCCAGTTGGTGCTCCATTCTGTGATGCCGTTCCAGTATCTCTTCTCAGGTTCGGCCAGTATTACGAACACGTCCTTTTGGTAGTCCTTGAGCTCATCTGGATGTACCTGCTTGAACTCACCTCTGTGGAATTCATTAAGCCACGCCATCATGCTGTGCTGTGCCCCACCGGTTAGGTGAAGCCATCCCGCCTTGTCATTGATATTGATGACCACGGGGGTTTTTCTCCGCATGCCGTTCTGTGGAGAACGCATTATTGAAAGCACTGTGTCGAGATTGCCCATATGTTATAATTTAGCCGTAAAAAAAAGGGCGAACCTAAAAATAGATCCGCCCTTTATGGTAAAGTTAAAAACTATTAACTTACTGCCGCCGCAGTTAAGATACCAAGTTTAGTTTCTGTAACTGTTGCACCTGTTACATCAGCAGTGATCACAGTAGTGTCCATTGCTCTGATAGCCGTTTGTAAAGCCGCTTTAGTCGTAGTTGCCGATAAAGTGTCTAAGTTATCAGTTCTTACAGCGTAAGTTTTCTGAGTGTTAGTGTCCACTAATGGACCTTCACCTAGTACTGCTACACCGTTGTTTTCGATTGTTGCTCTAGTTAATTCCAAACCAGCAGTTGCGCCTGTTGCCAAGTCAGATGTCTCTGAGTTCATCGCGTTGATGAAGTCAACTGTTAAGTAAGTGATATCAACTGAACCTACTTCGTAGTTCTCGTTTCTTGAGAAGTTGTTTTTTGCTATTGCCATTTTTAATCCTCCTTTTTATCTGATTTAAATGACTGCAATACCGCTCAGGTATCGCGTTAAAAGTATTTAGTGGTAAAGTTGGTAAATTAACCGCTAATATTAGGATTTTTGCTCTTCTTTACAGCATTTGCACATACAGTCAGGACAATCTCTGCATTCTGCACAACTGCCTTTGCAATGGTGTTCACACCCACATTCACATACACATTTTATCATGCTAATATTTAACTACTAGGCAGTGTTTGATTTCTGCAAACATTTATGACAATCACACACGTCGCAGTTTTCACAGTTTTTACATTTTTCATTGCAGTGCGGATCACAGTTGCACCTGTAACACTTCTCTCTCGTCATACCTGTAAACTGACGTTTTCCTTGCTGTTGAAGATGCTGTCAAACTTTGCTGTCCTCTTTCCGACTAAGAACAACATTGGTCTTTCTGTCACTCCAAAGTTCGCTGTGCCGTGTGGCAGATTGGGCCAATCAAACCATACCACATCACCTCTTCTCCATTTTGCGAAATGGTCACTGCCCATTAACATTATCTGTCCGGGTGCCCAATCCTCTAGGAACACAAAAAGTTTAACATAATCTTTCTCTTTTTGCTCTTGGGTGAGATGATCTAATTTGCCTTCAACCCTGAGACCATCAAGATGGAGTAGAGTCATCTGTCCTGGTTTTTGATTGTGAAGGAAACATTCGACTAGGTCAAGTCCAATTGCTTCAAGGATGTGGTCAAATTTGGATTCGCCTACCGCTATTTTATGGGAGTCAAATCTATCTTTGACCTCGAGGCCATACTTGTCATTCTGTTCAATAACTCTTTGGTTGGATGACACATATAATTCTTGCTCGCTCTTAGTGTCCCATTGTCCGTCCAACGTGGCAATTTTCCTGTAAAACTTCGAAGAGTCTTTTGAAAAGTAGTCGCCCACCTCTTGATCCCAAAGTGTTGGTTTTTTCCTGTCAACGTAAAGGTCTATCATTTGGAATATTTACTTCTGATTTCCTTGTGTATATCAGTTCCCGGCAGTGCTTGGTTTACAATGTTAAGCAGTTTTACCTGCAACATTTTTTTATCAGTCGAATTTAGCCCGTTGTAGTTTGCAACGCCACGTCTGATGTTTCTGAGATTTGCATCAAAAATTCCTAGCCCTCTTTCTAGTTGTGTCAGAGCACCATAAGGGTTATCCCAGGTACGTATGTATCTCCTGAAAGCCATCACTGGCATGGATTGCCTCTGCCTCAAAGCCTGTGCCTGATTCTTGTTCTTTAACTTTTTTGTGATCTCCGGATCACCTGACACGATGGCCATCATGTTATAAAGATCATTCTGAGACATTCGCACCTTGTCGAACGTGCCATACCCCAGAGTCTGCTCAACGTATGACTTGACGAAACGGTCGTGTCCTGTAAATTTTAGGAATGTCAAAGCCAGCACACTGATGTATATCCGCTGACAAACTTCTGGAAAAGTGAATCTCTGCAAGTCACTAAAACGTCTTATCACCCTGCCTTCGGATACATACTTTAAGAATGGGGTTATCATACCCATATTTATAGACTGTATGCAAAGAAATTTTATTCTTACCGATGTGATGAAGACTGGTGATCATTTGTCTTACGAGCAATTCATCGATGCAAATACTTTACCAAATCAGTCATTCGAATACACCGGAGAGTATTACACCCTGCACAACTATGATCTTGAACAGTATGATCGTAAACTTGCGTTCATAGATATGAGGATCCACAACAATCGTATACTAGGAAATGATGCATACAAAAAAGATCTTCAAAAACGACTGTCATTATTACACCAGCAAGGTTTCAAGTTTATACTTGCTAACCCTTGGGAATCGGAAGACAACATTCGAAACCAGTTGTTCATTACAGGGGAGAAGATGGCCCATGTTGATATACCTTATCCCTATCATCTATGGACAGGCGGCGTGTCTTGGTTCTGGAGTTATATGTACCACAAGCACAAGGATACCAGTTTCAACTTTAATCACAAGGAAAAAGTTTATGATTTCTTGTACCTTAACAAGGCACCGCGTGAACATCGTGTGAAGTTGTACGACACATTGATGCACGACGGTCTTTTAGACAAAAGCCTACACACTTTCGTTGGCCGCAATCCTTCTAGGAGATTGCCAAAGCAGTATGAACTTCCTGGGGTGAATCCCAAGGACTATCCTAGGTGGGGTCTAGACCAGGACATATATGAATTACCCTACAATCACACCAATTGCAGTCTGGTATCCGAAACCAACGATAATGATTACGAGATTTTCATGACCGAAAAGATCTGGAAGCCTATCATAGCAGGTCACCTTTTCATTGTACATGGCAATTACCTTTACCTACAAAAACTCAGAGAGATGGGATTCAAGACTTTTTCTCAGTATTTTGACGAAGGTTATGATCTCGAGAAGGATCCTGTGCAACGTATCATTAAGATAGCGGATCTGTGTAAAGAGGTGAGATCTAAGAACTGGCAGGACATATACCTTGCATCACAATCACTGAGGGAACACAATACTAAAACTTTCTTTGACAAAGAAAAATTATCTTTGCAGGTTAACGAAACTATAAATTTATTTCTTGAATTTGTTGATCGCAGTTAGATTTCTTCTGCTGAATCCCAACCTATCAACTAACTTGACTGCGTTGCCTGTTTTGTCAACAGCAACAAATCCTTCCGGCTCTGTGACTTCTAGTCCGCTGTCTGTCTGTTGGAATGACCCTATCGCTTGGGCCTGATTCATTTTCTTTAGAACGAAGGCCTTCATGGTCTGCACGCCTCTGTAGAAAGTAAGCATGGCCTGTAATGGTTTCTTAGCCTTGTTTAGAAAAATTGGCATCTGCTTCATCTTGTCTTGCCTCAGCGCCAGTGCTTTCTGTGCCTTAAGTCCTGACATCTGTTGTTGCATTCTATCATTGTAGAACTTCTTGAATCCCAATAAGAACTTGTTGGCATCATTTGGCAGTTTGCCTTCTCTTACCATTGCATTGATGTACATCTGGAACATAGGTATGAAGTCTTGGTTTTGTCCTAGCACACTTGCTAGGTTACGTGGCACACCGTTCAATAGATTCTCAAGTTTTTCTATGCCGTTGAAGAACTGTTTGGTCTCGGCATCTGTGAACTTGGCACTGCCTGACACATCTTTGTATGTTGCATTGTCAAAGAACACATCCGGACTTTTAGTGAATCCGGACACGTCTGCACCTCCCTGTGCGTTCATATCGCTCAGCGAATCACCAGCGTAAGTCGTGTGGAATATTATTCCAACCTTTGCATTGTCTATCTGTTTGGACAAGTCTGACCCCTCGGGCACCGCATAGGTGATTGTGTTGGGGGTAAAAGTGATGTGTGGTTTGCCATCTATGTTCTTCCTGATGATGTCCTCGTCAGTGAATAGCAGGTCTCCCTGCACCACTCCTTGTATATCTAATTTTTTGAGGTGTACCAGGCATTTCAATAATTTCTGTCCCAGTTCGTCTGTGCCGTGATTGTTTGCTATGTCTCTCTTGGTGTAGTTTATCTTTGCGTTCTTGGCGAATACTGATTTGGTGCCAACAAAAAACTTACCATTGTCTGGATTGGTTCCACAAACCACAGCGGGTGCACCATCCCATTTGACGGACACACTCATTGCCTCTGAACTGGTGCCTTTCAGTGTTAATAGTAGTCCCCTGAAGTATTCTATCACAGCCTGGCCACCTTGGTATCCATCAGTTATCACAAGATCTTCTATGTGTTCGAGGTGTGTCCTCTTGAACTCTGTTAGGACATCTTCTATCAACATTGTTAGTCCTCTTGATATTCGCCGTCTTTGATTTTGAGCACGTTCTGTTTGATATCTTTGTTCTCTTTGATACGAGCGACACCCTTGCTGAACTTGGATGCGTCCATGTTTTTTAGTGCCGAGTTAAACTTCTTCTCTAGTTTGAATGCTGTGTCCTGGTCGAAATTTTCCCTGATGTAGTACATTAACCTGATCGCTGATTCTAAAATGTGTGACGCCCTGCTCTCTACAACTTCTTCCTTGTCCCTTTTGAGGGGCATAGAGCTCAGTTCTTCTAAAAGGCTTCTAGTGTGTTTTTGCATATATTAGGTATTTACACTTAATTGTAGCATAATAATAGTAAAAGTCTACTGCGAATTCTTGCGATAAACAAAGTATTTGCGAGAATTCGAATCATCTCGTATGTCCAACACCTTGAGATCGAACATCTCTGCCAGTTCTATTATGAATGGCACATTCCATGCATAGAACTCTATCCATTTGGCTTCGGGTTTGTCGTGCTGTATTCCCGGATTGACCCTGAAAAACATGATGCCTCCCTTCTCTAACAAGTTGACACATTTACTAACTTCAGCAATGATCTTGTTTCTTCCGCCAAAGTTTATTGAACCCAGTGCTAAGATAACATCAAACTTTTGCAAGGGCCTGTACTCCATAAGGTCTAACTGATAATCTGCTTGCCTATTATAAGGATCTATACCTATCAGGTTGTGCACCTTGCCTCGGAACTCGTTGAAACCACAACCAACATCCAACACACTCCTTGGCTTCATGTCATTGATCTGATCTATCAGTGTAAGTCCAGAGTGTTTCCATTTTTTCATGTCTGCCTGCCAGTGGTTTGAAAAATACCTATGGAGACATTTTTTATCAATGGCTTCTGTGTATGATACAAGATTATCAAATGTTTCATCAACATCTACGTCAAAGGCCTTCTTAATCAAATCGGGAGTGACCAGTAATGGGTCATTGTTGGTCAGCCTGACCAACTCAGCAAATATCTTCCTGTTCATTTAATAATACTATGATGGATTTTTATGGATGTCAAGAGTATGACTTGAGTCTTTGTTGGTGCTCTCTATGAATTTCCAAGTCTTGTCTGTAGTCCTGCCGGTGAATTGCAGGATGTATCTTGTGTCCCAACCCATGTTGGCCGTTCCATGCGGGAAGTCCTGCCAGTGCCAACTGATGATATCACCCGCCTTCCAGTGAGTGTGTACAGCCGTACCTTGATGCCATATCTGTCCCATGCTCCAATCATTGAGAAACACAACAAATCTGTGCACCTTCTTGGGGTCAACATCATAATCTAATTCGTCAAAACTGTTTTGCCTGTCTAATCTGGCCGCGAAGTTGTCCATGTGCATATGCAAGAGTTGTCCACAAACTTGTGAGTGAAGTTTCAATTCATAGTCATAAAGACCAAGCAGTCCTTCTGCCAGTGCAACTGCTTTTGGATCCGTAAACATATTGGCCCTGCCATATATCTTTGCCTCAGGATCGCCGCCTGATCGCACGATGTCATAAACTTCTTGATCTATGCCGTAGTTTTCTCCAACGCTCTTGTTCCGTGTGGCCCAGTGTACAGCATTGTCCAAAGCCTTGTCGCCGTATGTATCAATAAAGTAGTTGCAATCCATATCAACATTGCCATGGAACATTAACACGTCTTCGATGTTGTCTTTCTTGCTCCAGTCAAAATGATAGGCACCTCTTGCAAGAGCTCTCTTCTTCTCGTAGTCCCAACGGCTCTTGCCGTATTCCAACTTCCTGCCGGTCTTGACTGCGTTGACTTCTGCGTGTGCTTTTAAATTTTTAATCGCTTGATCGGAATCCTGTAGGTCCTCGTCTATCTTTTTTAAAACGTCTTGTGAGTAATCTTTGCTGTGTTCCATAGTGATATTTAAGTCGTAAAAAAAGGGCGATAAAAAAATTACCGCCCTTAATGGTACTTTGTCTTAAGATTTTATTAAGCGTACACTTCCATCAACTTGGCGCTTTCTTCTAATGTGCCAGTCTTGCTTGAAGTGATTGCGAATAAGTCTTTTCTGAACTCGTTTACAACAGAGTTGATTTCGTCTTGAGCTTCTTGTGTTTCACATAGTTTCTCAAGTTCCATTCTTCCGATTGAAGCGTGGAAAGTTTCATCTCTGGCGATCTTTGCGTATCTTGAAGAAATGAACTTGTCTTCGATACACTCGGCCATCATAGCCCAGTTTCTCGCCGCTCTGCCTTCTGCTATCAATTGGTACATTGCCAACATCAACGGATTGTCGTTGCAGTTGTACTTCTTGATCATTGCCGCACCTTTTTGGTGTAATCTCTCTGCATGGCTTTCTACTGCCTTCTGCATGTCAATTTTCTCACCTTTTAGGTATTCAACAACTTCTCTTACGAATTGAAAGTGTTTTGCCTCGTCGTGTGCTTGTTTCGAAAGTAGAACCAATTTCTCAGGATCTGTTCCGGCTGGAAGAGCCGCGATCTCTCTAGAAATTTCTTCCATGTTCATTCTCTCGTTAACCATACGACCAGTGAAGTTGTCAATCAACTCCTCTTTGTCTGTAGTGTTCTCGTAGTAGTGCTTGATCTGTAACTCAGACGCTCTGAATAGGGCCTCGTTGTCCTTCTCAAGTTTGGCTACGAATTCTTTTCCTGATAACATTTTTGTCTCCTAGGTTTTTGTTAGTATACGAAGATATTTACCACCATCAGTGCCTATATGTAAATATATTGCATGAAAATACTCATCAGCCAGCAGGAATTCATACATCCTCGTAACAATTTCCAGTTTGATGCACTTGAACGCAGTTTCTATGTGTTTCTGCGTGGGCACGAACTGATTCCCGCACCAAACATCAATAAAGTACACTATAATGATTATGACTGCCTGTTGCTGACTGGGGGTCCAGACAGCCTGTCGAGGCACCTCACAGAAAACTTGCTGTATCGACATGCAACGCAAAATGACCGGGCAGTGTTGGGCATATGCCATGGAGCATTCGCGATTAACGATCTATTGGGCGGCAAGAACGGTCAAGTAGAAGGTCACAGGAACACAGAACACACAGTGGTACTGGAAGGCAAAGAAATAATGGTCAACAGTTATCATTCACAGTGCATAAGAGAACTTTCAGATGAACTGCATCCGTTGGCACACGACAAGCATGGCAACTGCGAAGCATTCGAACACAAGAGCAAACAGCAATGGGGAGTGGTATGGCATCCTGAACGAATGTCAGATCCTGTCTTGCCTGATGCTGTGAGAAAATTCTTATCTTCTACGATATAACCACACGTACCTATGAGGCCATTCACGTTCCGGCAGGGTGCCGTCGGTATTGTATTCCATCTCCACACGCTCAACTGTGAAGTCCATAAGATTAGCGAAGTAGTCTATCTCTTTTGTTCCCCATTGGAACCATTTTAGTCCTTGGTCATTCTTATATCCACCTGGTGCTCCTCTCATATAGAGTCGTCCACCCGGCTTCAGCCAAGATTTCAATTTGATCAACATATGAGCGATGTCGTCATGGTTGCCCCAGTTGACTGACCCCAGAGCCAGTATCACGTCTGCGCAACCTGGCTTGAATGGTGCGTCCCAGTGTCCACACTTGATGTCTGCCTCGTCAAACACGGGATCATATCCCACTAGATTCTTGATCTTGCCTTTTAGGAAGTTAATTCCACACCCTGCGTCGATCACCAGTGAGGGATTGAGTTCGTTGATCTCGTCCACTAGGTTGCTACCCGAGTGCTTGAATAGGTGTATGTTTGACTGCCAGACGTTTTTGTAGAAATAATCCTGTGCTTCTTGATCTATCATATATCTTTAGTTATTATGCGTAGTCGATGCCTCTATTCTTTTGGGTGATACTCCTGTAAACTAAGATCAATACCATTGCGAAAAGCACTAGAAACAATGGCCTCACAAACATCTCTTGCAGTGTATACATTGTCTGTAGTTGTTGCCCTAGGTTCTGCCACTTGTCTATTATGATGTAAGTTAAAAGTATCGCTGGTCTGCTGATCTTAAATTTGTAACAGAAAAGACCTAACACACTACAACAGGCCAAAGTCACATAGTCCATGTATAAGCCTGTGTACGATTGGCAGGTGTATATGATAATTGCAAATATTATGCCAGCATAGATCCAATAAGGTATCTCTAATATTTTTACCAGCAGTTTAGAAGTGAATATACAGATTATGAAAGTCAAAATTGTGGCTCCGACAAAACCATATCCAAGTAATGACAAAAATTTCTTGTCTTCAAGCATGAAAGGATTCCCCACATCTAATCCAAACG